CACACACTTTATTGCTAACTCACTCAATCATCAATTTCAGGATCAGGTCGGATCATGGCAAAGCGCACTAGAGCAGACAGCGCGAAGGGTAGCACTGATATTATGAAGGATGCCCTCTCTGGGGCTCCTAAGCCACCGAAAGGCGTGAACATTTCAGAAGCAGTCTTTCCATTTTGGGAAATCGTGACAACCGCGAAAGCTAAAAGAGCCTGGACAGGAAACGATCTTGTTCTAGCTGCTGACATTGCCCGGTGCATGTATCGATTAGAGGTTGTGTCTAATCACCTTGAAACCTATTTATCATATTCACTTGTTGGTGCTGACATTGAGGCTGATGCCGAGATTCCTGACACGAAGAAAATGGAAACTCTTGCGGACACGCTATCCAAACGAATCAAGCTATTAAGCGCACACCTACAAATCCACACAGAAGCCACTCAAGGCAAATCACGAGAGCAGGTGGGCCAGAATAAAGCCCATCATGGCGCCAAGGAATTCGCAGATTCAAATGCGGAGGACGATTTACTAGCTAGGCCGACTCACTAACATGACGCGAGGTGAAAGGGTTTGCAAATTCATTCAGGAATATTGCGTAGTCCCTGAAGGTGACAAGGTTGGTCAGCCGGTAGTTCTCGCTGATTTCCAAAAGCTGTTCATTCTTGATGTTTACGACAATCCAGCGGTAACGGATACGGCCATTTTATCCGAGGCTAGGAAAAATGCTAAAACGGCAACGATTGCTTTTATTTGCCTAGCTCACACTGTCGGCCCCGAGTCGATTCAAAATTCTAGAATTATCTCAGGAGCCATGAGCAGAGAGCAGGCGGCAGAGGTTTACAACCTTGCTTCCAAGTGCGTCCTGCTTTCTCCTAAATTAACTTCGATAGTCAAAATAATACCTTCATCCAAAAAGCTGATTGGCTTGCTGATGAACGTGGAATATCAAGCTATTAGTGCTGACGGTAAAACGGCTCACGGCAAATCGCCTATCTTGGCAATCCTTGACGAAGTGGGTCAGGTTCGCGGGCCTCGATCAGATTTCATTGACGCCATAACAACGGCGCAGGGAGCCTATGAAAATCCCTTACTAATCTACATAAGCACCCAAGCGGCTAACGATGGCGACTTGTTCAGCATTCTTATAGACGATGCACAGACTAATAAGCACCCGAAGACGGTTTGCCATGTATATGCGGCTGACTCAGATGCGGAACTGCTAGATGAAAAGCAATGGAAAAAAGCTAATCCAGCGCTAGGGTTATTTCGATCTTTAGCGGATATGCGTAAGCAGGCTGAAAAAGCTGAGCGAATGCCTAGCTTTGAAAACACTTTCCGAAATTTAAATCTAAATCAGCGAGTCTCGACAGTTTCTCCTTTTGTTTCTAAAAACATCTGGGAGGAATGCGGCGAAGAAGCAAGGCCAATACAGGGCGCTACTGTTTACGGCGGTCTTGATCTCTCAATGCGAACTGACTTAACCGCTTTGGTTTTTATTGGCGAGGACGAAGAAGGCAACTTTGACGTTTGGCCTTATTTCTGGACTCCTGAAATTGGACTTAGAGAAAGGTCGGCGCGCGATAGACAGCCTTATGACTTATGGGTCAAGCAAGGCTTTCTTAGAACGACACCTGGCGCAACCGTTGACTATGAATTTATAGCCACCGAAATCGGAGAGATTAGCAAGGAATGTGAAATCGTCGGTATTGGTTACGACCGGTGGCGCATTGATCTACTTAAAAAAGAATTTAATGATATTGGCTTAGAGCTTCCCCTCGTTGAGTTTGGTCAGGGCTTTAAGGATATGAGTCCAGCCTTGGATTCCCTCGAGGCATTATTTTTAAACTCATCCCTTCGTCATGGAATGCACCCAGTTTTAACAATGTGCGCGGCTAATGCTGTGATCACAAAAGACCCGGCCGGAAATCGAAAGCTAGATAAGTCAAAAGCCACCGGAAGAATTGATGGAATGGTATCTCTAGCAATGGCCATAGGGGTCACTGAGAAGGCCGTAGACGAACAAAAAGAAGTCTCCCCTTGGGAAGATCCTAACTACTCATTAGCAGGCTAAAAAATGGCATTTTGGAACAGCAAAAAACCTGAGCAACGGTCCTCTATTGAAGACCCGACTGTTCGCGTTTCTTCGTCTAATTTCATGGAGTTTTTTGGCGTTGACAGCGGCGTGAGTGCTTCGGGTGTAAACGTAACGCTAGATAACGCAATGGGCGTTCCGGCTGTTTGGGCTGCTGTTAATTTCTTATCTGGCACGATTGCCGGACTTCCCCTAAAGCACTACAAGAAAACCAAATCAGGGCGCGAAGTTGTTAATGGGGATTTATCAGATATTTTGCATTATGCCGTAAACGATGAGATGAGCTCATTTGAGTGGCGCAAGTATTCCTTTGATAGAACATTTACCGGCGGCAGGCAGTACACCTACATCGAGAGAGTTGGTGGCAAGATTGTGAATCTATTTCCATTAGATCCTAGCTGCGTTACAGCCAAGATAGTTGGCGGTAAAAAAATCTATCAATTCTCTGAAGGTGGGAAAGTAACAAAGACTTACGGCGCAAAGGACATAATCGATATTCCTTTTTGCTTAAAGCCCGATATGGTCACCGTTTTGAGCCCTATTTTAACCAATAGAGACACAATCGGCTTAGGTATTGCAGCTACCAACTACGGCTCGAAATTCTTTCAAAATGGTGGCGTCCCTCCTTTTGTAATGACAGGCAACTTTACTTCCGGCGCTGGCCTAAATAGAGCATCTAATGACCTTCAGGACGCTGTTAAGAATGCCAACAGAGAGAATAGGCTCGCTCTAACCCTACCGGCAGGCCATGAAATTAAAACGCTTGGAGTTGATCTGGAGAAGGCGCAGCTAGTTGAGCTAAAACGATTCATTATTGAAGAAGTCGCCCGTATTTACTCCCTTCCTCCTAATTTTCTACAAGACTTGTCAAGGTCAACCTTTTCAAATGTTGAGCAGCAAGATTTACATCTTGTGAAACACACGATTCGTCGATGGGTCGAGCAAGCAGAACAGGAAATGAATCTTAAACTTTTTGGCCGCAAAAATAACGATGAATACGTTGAATTTAATCTTGACGGTATTTTACGCGGCGATTTCCTAACAAGAATGGAAGGTTATTCCAAAGGCATACAAAACGGAATTCTTAAACCTAACGAGGCAAGGCGCCAAGAGAACCGGCCCGATGATCCAGAGGGCGATAGCTTGATGATTCAAGGCGCAACAGTGCCTCTCGGCTCGCAAAACAAGATCACCGAACCCAATACATAACCCTTGAGGCACCTAGCATGAAAAATAGCGAATACAGAGCGGGCCTTCCTGCTGAAATTAGAGCAGAGGGCGACACGATTAAGGTTAGCGGATACGCAGCGGTGTTCAATCAAGAGGCAGATATTGGCGGCTTTTATCGTGAGGTTATCGCCCCCGGTGCGTTCACTGGCGCAATTGGCCGCGACGATGTTGTGTTTGTCATTAATCACGAAGGTTTACCCCTTGCTCGCACCCGATCAGGCACTTTGACGCTTCGAGAAGATGATAAAGGGCTTTACATGGAAACCGAGCTAGACCCTAACGATCCAGATGTAATGTCCATCATTCCAAAGATGAAGCGCGGCGACTTAGACAAGATGAGCTTTGCATTCTCTCCCTCGGTCCAAGAGTGGGACGAAAGCGGCGATATTCCAATCAGAACCATCCGAGAGGCTTCGCTTTTTGATGTTTCTATCGTAACAAACCCAGCTTATGACGGAACAGACATCGGTTTGCGTTGTTTAGCTGAGCACAGAAGCGCGAATGAAAAAATAAAGCAGGGCGGCGTATCTAATGCTGCTCGTATGCGAATGAAATTGTCTCTTACCGAGGCGAATACTAGATAGCGGTTCCCGCTATTTGTTGCCCTTAATCAGCCGGTGGGCTCGGCATATTACAGGAATGTCACTATGACACTTGAAGAAATGAAGACCCAGCGGGAACGCATGGCAGAGCTTGCCACGGAAGCCCGAAAAGACCTTGATTCAATCACTGATAAGACCAGTGATACAGAGGCCAAGGAAATCGAAGCACGATTTGATGCGCGGATGGTCGACCATGACGCGATTGACGCAAAACTTAATCGCGAAGATAAGATTGCTACTGCTGAGAAGCGAGCAGTCGAAAGCCGTCGCCCCAATCCTGCTGATGGATCTGATGATGGCAGCGTTGAGCCGGTCAAGGCAGAGTATCGCAACGTATTCGCAAAGGTTATCTGCGGCCAACAGGACACACTGAGTTCTGAAGAGCGTCAGGTTCTAAAGCAGGGAATGACTGAGTATCGCGCACAAACTGGCGGCACAACTACTGCTGGCGGCTTCACTGTCCCAACGACTTTATCTGATGAGATTGTCAGATCAATGCTTGCCTGGGGTCCGATGTACAGCGAAGACGTTGCCACGATTATTTCTACCACTAGCGGCAATCCTTTGAAGATTCCGACTATCAATGACACCGCTGTCACAGCGGTCGCTCATACGGAAGGCGACGCACTTGTTAATGACGGCGGCAAGGACGCAACGTTCGGCCAGAAGTCTCTAGATGCTTATTCCTTCGACACAGAGTTCATACGCTGGTCTTGGGAACTAGACATGGACTCCATTTTCTCAATGGAGCAATTGTTAGGCTCTTTGCTTGGCGAGCGTTTAGGTCGAATTGCAAACCTTCAGCTTACTACTGGCTCAGGCTCTAGCGCTCCAAATGGCGTTGTTACGGCTTCAAGTCTTGGCAAAACCGCAGCAGCAACGTCCGCAGTCACCTTTGATGAGATTTTTGATCTTGAGCACTCTGTTGACCCTGCTTACCGCATGTCACCAAAGACTCGTTATATGTTCAACGATTCCACTTTGCTAGCTGTTCGTAAGCTGAAAGATGGCGATGGCAATTACTTATGGCAGCAAGGCAATGTTGTTGCTGGCGCCCCGTCTACTTTTAATGGTCGCGCTTATAGCATCAATCAGGCTATGGACTCTTTGGCGGCTGCGAAGAAAGTTATCACTTTCGGTGACTTCAGCAAGTATTACGTTCGCAAAGTCGGCGCGCCTGTTATCGGGGTTATGAAGGAACGATTCTGGCCTGACATGGGTATTGCTGGCCTTATCCGTTTCGACGGTGAGCTTGGTGATACTGCTGCGGTTAAGCATTTAATAACTGCTGCAAGCTAGTAGGTTAGAGGCGTCCTTCGGGGCGTCTCTGCTTTTCACTTTTCGGAGATTAAAGCATGAAGGTTAAATTATTGGTAAGCCGAGCGGTTATTGGCGACAGTCAAAACGTAGGTGATGAAATTGAAGTAAGCGATGCCGAAGCTATACGCATGGTTGAGGCAGGCCAAGCAACGGCTGTTCGATCCGCTACCAAGCAAACAGCTACAAAGAAATTCAAAACTGAAAAAGCTAACAAGGTCTAATTATGAATAGCGAGTATTTGTTGAATCGAACAGTAGAAGCGGCGGCTTATCCGGTAACTGTTGACGAGATTAAATCTGATCTTCGAATTCAACACACAAGCGATGATACTCGAATAACAGGATTGATTGCAGCGGCTACAGATTTCATGGATGTCCCAAGCGGCGTGATAGGCAAGGCATTAATACATCAAACGTGGGCCTTATCTGTTGAGACTTACGGAGCGGATAACACGATAGATATTCCGGTAACTCCTGTGAGCTCAATTACATCGATTCAATATTTTGATAATGAAAATGTTTCCAGAACTTTAACGGTAAGCGATTTTTACCTTTACGGCAATCAAGACAGGGCTTGGATTAAAGCAAAGCCTGGTGTCGTTATCCCTGCGGTATTTGACAGACTCGACGCCATCACGGTCACCTTTGTTGCCGGCTTTAGCGATACCTCTGCGGGCGTGCCCAGTTCAATCAGGCAGGCAATGAGCTTGTTGATAAGCCATTGGTATGAAAACCCGACAGGTGTGGCGGCTCGTGAAACCGTATCAGAGCTTCCCTTCGCAGTTC